TTCATAATCCATAACAGGATCCTTGATGCTGACGCGATTCTTCTGACAATACAGATTGTAGATGGCTATGAGCCGGCTGTCAGGTATCTTGTTGAAGTTGCAGCAGTTGGCTGCTCGGCAGGCTATTGCCTTTGCATACTCAATCTTGTCGTGAGTAGTATTGAACTTGTAACCCAGACGGTCAATCCATGCGCATATGGAAGCGAGGACACGTTTGCGGGAATTGTCGAGATTCTCTTCGTATCTGTCTCGCCGAGTGAGAGCATCGCCTTTCATATCCTCGATCATGCGGCTGTATTGAGCCGGAAACTTTGTAAACATTTCAGTCAGCGAACAGGTACGTCCGCCGGTATACTGGCTTACAATTCCTTCCTTGATTGTCTCCTTGTACTTCTCGTTGTACTCCGGAGCTTCACGCAAAAGCGTCCAGAAGAGCGCATGCGTGCGATGTGTCTTGTTTCGTGTTGCCATATTACTTTACCTCCTCGAATTTTGCAAGCTTAAAGCGGCCTTTAAGTTTGCTGTTTGGTTGAAAAATAACCTTCTTAATCTCCGGTTCTCCGGATTCATTCAGTGCCAAGCTTGCGCGAATGTGGCCCATGCTTTTTAGGTTAATAATGCATCCGTCTGCCAGTTTTCTTGCAATAAGTCCACCGACAGCCTCAAGTACACTCATGGTTCTAATTGCAGGAATACCTAATCCTGATTCAATTTCTGTAGCAATTTCCTTATCAGTTATTGTATTGCCAGGAACGATGTTGATCTGATCACCCGAACCCATGTTCGTTTTTCTGCTAAATCGTTTGTACTTTATCATGATCATTTATTTTGAAGGTAAAACATTGACAAAAAGAATTCCTTTGTAAGAGGCACGCCACGGCGGTCGGCCTCGCGGATAGCAGGTTCAAGGAAGTCTGCCAATTCGCCGTAGTTGTCAGCATTGACGCAAAGCAGCTTCTTCAGGTCGCGACCTATTTCCTTACCTTCGAAGAAGCGGGCAAACGTGCGGTCAATAGGTCTTACATTGCGTATTCCAGCCTTAAACCGACGGATAAATTGCGGCATACCTTCCTTCTTGCGTGACTTTTCCAGTTTGTTAAGTATATCAGATGTGCCAATCATTACGATTGCACAAATATCTTTTAGATAATCATAAATGGTTTTGATGCTAAGCAGACCGCGAAGGTTCAAATACTCGGCTTCATCGAATATAAGAATAGGATTGAAACCATTGTCGGCGATGCGCGACAGTTCCATGCTGATACGGTCGATCTTGTAAGATATTGAGCCTTCGAACTGCACCTTCAGAGACGTCTGTATTTTGCGAACAAGGTCGCCGATGGTATCGTTCTGATTGCATGTGATCAGGTACGTGCCCGATGGATATGCCTGCATGAACCGGCCAACAGTATAACTCTTTCCGCAACCCGTCTCGCCGACGATGATGCGCGTTGAAGCCGATTCTTTTGCCTCGGTAAGTTCCTTGGCAATGTCGATAAACTGTTCGGTCTCAACCAGTGGCCAATAGTCTTTAGTAACCACGTATCCGATGGTCTTTGCCATCATAAGGAAAAACTTGTCGTCGATGTCGCAAACCTTTCCGTTGCGTGCATTGACGTAGGTGAAAATGCCTTTCATCATGCTGCTCAGATAGCTGGCATTGACGCCGCTGAGCCGTCCGAACTCATTTTGAGAAAGCTGTTTCTCCTGAATGTAGGCCTGTGCGGCCTTGATGATTAGATTTTTTTCTTCGTTAGTCATAATAATTATATATTTCTGAATTTATTGAAGTCAATTTTGCTCTTAGCATACTCTTCATAAGCCTGCTCAGCTGCTTTTTTAGCCTTTTTATCGCTGTTTTGCTGCTGTTTTATCGCTGTTTTAGCAGCGTTCAAAGAGAGTTTTTCGTCAATTTCGGCAGCCAGATCATCCTCTGACTTGATCAGTGCAGCATGTTGCAACCATGCCTTTTGCTGACCGCGGCTGTCGGTAATCATGTTGTAGGCACGCCATCCCTCCAGCTCCGGAGTCTGTTCGAGCAGCCGGAGAACCTTTTCTTCATCTTTATTGACCACGCCGAGCACGTAAGGTTCAAGAACTTCCTTGTTGAAGCGGTCTACTGCCTTCAGCGCCTCAAAGTCACCGGGCTTGCGGTCGCGTAGCGCCATCGGTTGCTTATGTAGTGCGGTAAGTATGTGGCGTTCCTTCTCTGTTTCGTCCATAACAAGGATGGTCGAAAGGTCGCGTTCGTCGTACATCACCGTCCAGCTCTGCAGTGGGTTCATGCGGAACGACAGATCCAACGTGTCGTAAGCGCGTTTTTCGCCCATGATCGTTGGCTCCAGGCATCCGGCATTGAGTCGTATCGTGCGCTCGTTGCGCAACCCGAATGTGAGCAGATACTTCTCGCGATCCATCAGCAGGCGGTCGGAGTCAGGCATACGGTTCCAGGCTTTAAGCCATGTCTGATGCTTCAGCTCGCGTTCCTTGGCTATGATTGCATGTATCTGGTTTATTACACCTTCTTCTGTAGGGAATTTCGTTTTATTATAGTTTAGAACGTCGATATTCGGTTGGCTTTCCCTTTTTGCAGTTATACCAAATCCTGACCAGTTGTAATTGCCGAAAATACCCTGGCAATAAGTCTTGTTAAGATGCAGGAAGTAGCGTTCTATAGGCTTTGTTTTTGCGTTCTTCACCCGAGCAGGAGTAAAGTATTCTGCCAAATTGCTGTATATCGTGCTCATTGATTTTATTCCGTAATGATCAGACTGAATCTGGTACGGACGGAATGGAGCACCAAGCGTATCGGCAACGTAGTCGGCTGCGTTCTTGACAGCTGCCGTAATGAGTTTTACCGATTCGCAATCGCCGATGGCATATCCAACCGGGTAATCACAACAGGCGTCGATGACTATGACAGCCGTTTTTCTGTTTGTGTAGGTATGGACAACCTTTCCGGATGCGTCCTTCACGTCTTTCTGATAATAAAGCTCCACTGTCCAGCCGTCCAAGCTCCATAAAGTCAATGCTTCACTCGGTCGTTCGCGTCGGTTCTGACTTGCTATCTTGTTTCGGAAAGCTTCCGAGCCGTTTCGCCCTGCTTCGATAATAAGTTTGTATTCTTTCATGTAATCGAGTACACTGCGTCGGCTTATATTATCCCAACCCTTTTTTACTGCGAAGGCATTGTAAGAATTGGCAATTTGTTGAGCGTTATAGCTGGCACTAAGTCCACATAGAAAGCGGAGCAGTGCTACCTGTTCTTCAGTATATACTTTTGAAGCATTTTTATTGCTTTTTCCGCGGTTATCGATGCAGCAGACGGCACCTTTCTCTTCATATTCGCGTATTTTAGCGCGTAGTCTTAAGTAATTAGTTGGAAGTGATATGCTCATTTTATTGATCAGGAAGAGCATGTCGTCATACATTTCTTTTGCAGTATTGTAGCCGATAGCCTTTATTTTACTCTTTTTCTTCAGATTAAGGAATACTGTAAGCCATCTGCAGGCGTCAGCTGCCTTTTGACGTGCCGCCGGCGAAAGTTTTTCGCCGTTTGGATAACGAGCTTCATCAAGCGCCACTTCATCCTGTACGCGAATATCAGCGTATGGTTCCAGCCTGTTGCGTATTGCATCCAGCCGACCATTGTTGGCATACCATTTATCAACGCTAAGTCCTTGCATCAGATGAGTGCGGATCATTGCCTGGTATTGTGGCTTTAATCCGTCGTAATGAAGGTAGATAATGCCATCTTTGTGGTGTGGCCAGCAAGTAACCTCGTTGTTACGCTGTGCTGGAAGTACTCTTTTAGTTAGATAGTTTTCAGAAATTCCACACAAAACCATTTCAGGAACCGTAACGCAAAGCGTTCGATCTCCAACTTGAGCCACCTCAGAATAACAAGGTGCATTTATCGGTATGTTTCTATATTCCGGCATTATAACTAAAACTTTTATTGTTCCCCGGACAGGACTCGAACCTGTTACCTCCAATTAACCGGGGTTCCTTCTGACCTAAATCAATCTCTGCCGTTAAAAACTTTATCAAACCAATAATTGAATTCTTCAAGAGCCTTATCAGCTTCGTGCTGATTCTTGCATATCAAAATACTGAACACAACGAACGAACTGATTAATGCCATACCTTCCAGTGCTATCATTGCACCGGTTTCTATAGCCCATTCTAACATTGCCAATCCAACAAAAAGGCAAATAATGCTTACCACCCAACCATATATGATTATTCTCCCTTTTATCATGACAGTATCTCTTTAGCGGTTAATATTATCTCGTTTTTCAACCCATTTATTCGCTTCATCCAATTAAAGCGAGCATCTAGCATTCTATCAAGTACTTCCCAATTTTCAAGGCTGACACAATCATTATAATTATGCCACTCAGTTGTGTGATTAATAGTGTCAACTGCAACTATGCCCCACAACTCTTTTCTTTCTTTACCAAGATAAAAAGCGGAAGCCAATACCGGATGCACCACCTTGAACACCGGCAATGAATTGACCACGTCGCCTGTATAGACAACCATCTTCTGTCCCTTCAATTCGTTTATTGCCTGTTCACTTAAATGTCTGTAATCTCTATCCATAATCTCTCGTTTTTAAATTTAGTCCCGCCGTCGGTCTCGCTCCGAACTCTGCAAGCCTTTAACTTTCTTGGCGGGATAGCATTAGTCTTGGTTATTTTGCCTATATTTAGGCGCTTAACACAAATATTTCGCAATGGAAAAGTCCTTAAAAGAGGTGATTTATGAATCACTCAAGAATTCTGGTGCTCATCGCCCTGGTGTAATCTTCAAAATTGAATCCGAAAAATTGGGTATTCCTATTGAAGTTTACGAACGCCTTTTCAATCAATTAATTGAAGAAGGTTATTTCAGCAGACCTAATAGGACCAAAGATGGTTGCGTAGTAACCATCGAATGATTTTTTTCATGAGGGGTGGTTTTTTCCATCCCTCTTCTCGTTCGGCTTGTAGATTCCATATACATATTTCGTCTTTACGATACATTGAGGTTAATGGTATGAAACCCATGGAAAACAATTCGACTATTCTGAACACATCTGGAATTTCTAGAGATCTATAATATTTCTTTGCGTCTATACAGTCTGAATATTCTTCCTCTCCATTATAGCTGAAATACCTTTCTACTGATTCAATTTCTTTTAATCCATTTGGTTTGTCTTTCCAGTTGATTGTTACATCCAACTGATAGCTGTGTCTTGTCTGAAGTGCCATGATCTATATTATTTAATGATTACTTTTTCTTCCTTCTTCACTGATCCACCAAGTTTTATCGCCATAGCTCTGATCTGTTTTGCAAATTCAGAATTTGTTCGGCAGTTTAATGCCTGACAAACCGTTTCACGTCTACAGTTGAAGAGTTTTTCAAGTTTTCTTCTAATTTCAGTGTCTGCTAAAATTTTTGCCATTATGATATTTACTTTAAATGTTATTTATAACTTTACGGCGTGACTAACTTTTGTTATCACGATGCAATATTACGGATAATTTTCACGATAGCAAAATAATATCGTGAATATTTTCACGAAAAGTTTTATATGATAGAAAGATTACACAAGTTTATTAAAAGTCAAGGTCTTAGTACTAGAGCCTTTGAACTCTCAATATCAGCTAGTGATGGCATGATCCGTCGTGCTATATCTAATAAAACCGATATTCAAAGTAAATGGCTCTGCGCTATTGCGGATAAATATCACGATTTGAATATAGACTGGCTTTTAACTGGTAAAGGATACATGCTTAAATCTGATATAAAAGATGAAGCACCTCCGCCAACGCCGACGGATGACAAATCGAGCATATATTATAATATGTATAAGGAACAGCAATCAGAAATCAGGTCTCTAATCGAAGAAATAGGAGTCTTGAAAGAACGTTTGCGTCAATATCAAAGCCAAATAGAAACATTCCAGGATCTGCCAAGCATTCGCTCAGATTCTGCCAACAATACCGGGAATCAGAAGAAATACATATCGAAAAAGGATGTAACTGCACCAAATGCAACGAAGGAACTAGTGAAAAATGCATCAAAACACGATTCGAAAATTTCTGCTGCAACCTCTGTCGCTGTCAACTCCACGAAGCAACAAAGTGGAACTAAAAAGAAAGTCTAACATATTAAGTATTAACATTTAAATCAAAAGAAGATGAGAGTATTATTAGTAATTATGGCATTATTGATCTGTGTAGGGAGTTATGCCGAAGAGAAGAACAAACAAATTGAGAATTCGATAGCCACAAAAGCTGCTATCATGAACGCACCTTTACAAGAAAGTCTAACAGGCAGTTATCTTGACAAAGCTGTCAACTGCAAAATATATAGTATAGCATCTCTTGCTGTGGGAGGAGCTTTTGCTGGAATTGCTTCATCAATAGAATTCAATACCGACAATCAGAAAAATCAAGTAATAGGAATTGGTTGTGGAATATGTGGTATTAGTGCAGTAGCTTTTGCAATTGCCGATATCATCTATTCTAAGAAAGCAGCCAAAGCAGCTAAAATGGAAATTCGCCCAAGCCACGAAGGTTTAGGGATGAATATAGCATTTTAATATTTAAAATACTAATATTATGGAATTTATGAATTAATTCTAAAGTCAATAACAATTCATCAAATTTCTTGTTATTGAATAGAAAATCATTACATTTGCTTATAAATTCCATAGTAAAATGAAGAAAAGTATGCAAATAAAATTTGAAGGACAGGAACATCAAATAGATGCAAATGTATTGATAGCTGTATTGGCTCATTATCAAACTATTGTGGAAGAATCGAACAAGGAAATAAGTGGAGGTTCAAAAAAAATAAATCTAAAAGTAAATGCAATAGAAAAAGGGTCATTTATTATAGACTTATCTGTAGTAGAGAATATTATGCAACAAATATTCTGTAAAGACAGTATAGAGTATGTAGCATCTCTTTCTACTGTTATAGTAACAGTATATTCTATTTATAAAAAACTTAAGGGTAAGCCTATCAAAGATGAAAAAGAACGAAATGATATAAGTACTGAGATAAAAGATAGCAATGTCACGTCCATATATGTGAAGAATGTTATAAATATATATAATACTCCTGTAGTAAGAGAAGCTATATCAAAATCAATAGAAGCAGTCGACGCTGATCCATCAGTAGATGAATTAATCTATTCTAATGATACCACGAAAACAAATTTTGATAGAAAAGATTTTAAAGAATACATGTATTCTGATTTTGACTTAGAGAATATAAATGAAGATAAAATAGAGGAAACAGATGCTATACTTACAATAGTAGGATTAAATTTTGAACCTGGTAGTAAATGGCAGTTTATATATAATGGATTCAAAATATCATTTATAGTAAAAGATGATGCACTAATGAAAGAAATAAATGAAGGTGCAAAATTCGGAAAAGGAGATGCTATCAAAGTAAGACTTAAAATAGTAAAAAGATTTAATCCTGATTATAATACGTATGAAAATAAATCCTATCGCATAGTTGAATTTTATAAGCTTCTTCCACTTACGACTCATATTCAAGGTGAATTATTCTAATATTGCTAAAGGTTACGATTTCCGTTAGTGGCAAAACAAAAAGTATAATTTTTTCAGCCATTTTTTTACTGTTACCTAAATTGTTACTTTTACTGTTACCTAAGACGTCTTTTTTGTCCTGAATCCGGAATGGTCCAAATTAGCCGTTTTATACGCAACTTATTAAAACAGACTGTTTAAACAAATAAAAAAGCAGAAGCAAAATTAAGATGCAATTCAAGTGAATTATACTTTTTGTTTTGCCATCTGTTTGTTCTATTTTCAATTTAAGTTATTGATATTCTTATTTATAACTGTATTGTTCTATCTATTCATATTTATACTTTTTGATCTGCCCCTTATAGTTTTCGATGTTTTCATCCGAATCAAATTTGCATTCATCGATGGAAATGCAACCTCAGAGAATTACATCGTGGCGAATCTCGTCCTCAGCGAATTACTTCACTTCCTCGAAGTCGACATCAGTAACGCCACCGTCCTTGCCGCCGTTGTTACCAGCGTTGCCGCCCGGCTGTTGTCCGCCTTGTTGACCACCGAAGTTCGCGCCGCCCTGCTGTCCGCCGAAGTTTGCACCACCCTGTGGACCAGCGTTCTGCTGAGCATTGGTGTTGTTGTACATCTCCTGACTGGCTGCCTGGAACACGCCGTTGAGTTCGGCCATGGCTGCATCGATAGCAGCGATATCCTGCGATTTATGAGCCTCTTTCAGCTTATTCAAAGCCGTCTCGATCTGACCTTTCTTGTCTGCAGGAAGCTTGTCGCCAAGATCCTTGAGCTGTTTCTCGGTCTGGAAGATCATGCTGTCGGCCTGATTCAGCTTGTCAACACGTTCCTTCTCCTTCTTATCAGCTTCGGCGTTGGCAGCGGCTTCATTACGCATACGCTTTACTTCGTCGTCGCTCAGACCGCTGGAAGCCTCGATACGGATGCTCTGAACTTTGCCTGTGCCTTTATCGCGAGCGGTAACATTCAAGATACCGTTGGCATCGATATCGAAAGTAACTTCGATCTGTGGCACTCCACGCATTGCTGCAGGGATTCCATCGAGATGGAAGCGACCGATGGACTTGTTGTCCTTGGCCATCGAACGTTCGCCCTGTAAGACATGGATTTCAACGGACGGCTGGTTGTCGACTGCAGTCGTGAACACTTCCGACTTCTTGGTAGGAATGGTTGTGTTCGATTCGATCAGTTTCGTCATTACTCCACCCATCGTTTCAATACCGAGTGACAGAGGCGTAACATCCAACAGAAGAACGTCTTTCACTTCGCCCGTCAGGACACCGCCCTGGATCGCTGCACCAACGGCAACAGCTTCATCCGGATTGACACCCTTGGAAGGAACTCTTCCGAAGAACTTCTCAACCAGTGCCTGAACAGCCGGAATACGGCTTGAACCACCGACGAGGATTACTTCGTTGATATCTGCAGGCTGCAAGTTTGCATCCTGCAATGCTTTACGGCATGGTTCGAGGCAAGACTGAACGAGTGAATCGGTCAGCTGTTCGAATTTAGCACGCGTCAATGTTTTTACCAAATGCTTCGGAACACCGTTTACCGGCATGATGTACGGCAGATTGATTTCGCTTGTCGTTGTGCTCGAAAGTTCGATCTTTGCCTTCTCTGCTGCTTCCTTCAGACGTTGCAGAGCCATCGGGTCCTTACGCAGGTCGACGCCCTCTTCATTCTTGAATTCTTCAGCAAGCCAGTCGATGATCACGTGATCGAAATCATCACCGCCAAGGTGTGTATTACCGTTGGTTGATTTAACTTCGAACACGCCGTCGCCCAACTCCAGGATAGAGATATCGAACGTACCGCCACCCAAGTCGAATACGGCAATCTTCATATCTTTGTTCGTCTTGTCCAAACCGTAAGCCAATGAAGCGGCTGTCGGTTCGTTGATGATACGACGTACATTCAGACCTGCAATCTCGCCGGCTTCCTTCGTTGCCTGACGCTGTGAGTCGCTGAAGTATGCCGGAACGGTGATGACAGCTTCGGTTACTTCCTGTCCCAGATAATCCTCGGCCGTCTTCTTCATCTTCTGAAGAATCATAGCGGAGATTTCCTGCGGCGTGTAAAGACGACCGTTGATGTCGACACGCGGTGTATTATTATCGCCCTGAACGACCTTATACGGTACGCGTTCGCGCTCTTTCTGAACACGGTCATAGGTCTCGCCCATGAAACGTTTGATAGAGAAAACCGTATTTTGAGGATTGGTGATGGCCTGACGTTTTGCAGGATCACCAACTTTACGTTCGCCACCTTCAACAAAGGCTACTACAGAAGGCGTTGTGCGCTTTCCTTCGCTGTTGGCAATCACAATCGGTTCGTTGCCTTCAAGTACGGCAACACACGAGTTTGTTGTTCCTAAGTCTATACCAATAATCTTTCCCATAATTGATAATATTTTAATTGTTTATTATTCAAATTTCTTCGCACTCTCATCGAGTTGCACTTCATATTCTACAAATGGTATGCCAAAGTAAAACCGACGCAACAGCAAAATCCGCCCTGTCAGAAATTCTGACATTTAGGCAGATAATTCAGCGCAAACCACAAAAAAATCCGACAGTTTGTTAGGACTCGGTAATTTGTAAGGACTCGATAAAGACTAACCCATTTCACCCAACTCCCGAAAACGCTCCTGCAAATCCTTCAGTCTCGCTATCAACTCATCAAAAGCCAAGGCTTCGCCATAAATAAAAGTCTTCCGCATATTATTATCGTATTCATCTCGATATGATTCCAAAAGTTCACCAGTCGGGCAAAACGCTATCCTGCCGGGAAGATTCTTCTCATAGTCCACATATCCAATGTGATAGAACTTCTTGCGATGCACAATAATTTTGCGATACAAATCCATGTTCGCCAAAGCTTCCATGGCATATTCGGTATCCATGATTCTTTCAAGGTCATATAAATGTCTGCTCATCCGCATGACACGAGGTTTATCCCTTTGAAACTCTTCATTCAACAGAAAGGCCTTTTCCAAAAAGGTCCGTGCAGGTGTTACCGTTTTAATCATCGAACATGCCGCATCGTCTTCCTGCGGAAACTTATTATAAATCAATGACGTTATCTCTTTGCATTCTACCGGTTCTGACATTGACAAACAGCTGATTTCCACTTTCACAATGGGTAATACATAGCTTTCGCTCTCTTTATAAATACTTTTATACTTCACATTTATCACCGTGGGATCGCTATCGTGCGCAATGAGCCGCGTCCCTTCATATAATTTATTTTCAATACTGAAGTTTTCTACTCCCATCCGCCTCAGTTCTCTGTCCAATTCTTGTGACAAGCAATGATGGATATAATCACGAGAGATTTCGCGAAGGTTATGCATTTGCGTATTGCTTTTACACTCTGCACATTTGATATTCAAAACTTTCAGAAAGAATTCTCTGCTAATGGAGATATCCACATCTTCACTGAATCGATGGATAAGATTCCAAGCTTTACCCAACGAAGTTCCGCCTTTGAATGATAAATATTCTGAACAGGACGTTCTGAACAAGGCCTTTAAGACAACAGTTACCCACCAGTCTTTTTCGACTGCCTTATCATCAATGTTTTTTTCAATAGCTACGGTTTGGATCATTGCTATCTTGTCATTCTGTAGATTGTTTTGCCAAATCTTCAT